TTAAGATGGTCTTATCCATTTATTTATACAAATATACGAATAAAATCTGATACTTCCAAATTTTATCCGTAATATTATTTTTTAGTACGATGGTTTGTCAATGCGTTGATTATATTAACCAATCGTTCAATTTCTTTATCTTTATTACTGATGATATCCATCAATGTAGGTTCAATTGAATTGAGTGCTTCTATCTTTGCTTCCACTCTTGCCAACTCAATACCTCTTATTTCTTTAGTTGAATGAAATTCATGTTCATATTCTCCCAATTGTCTATGACATTGAATTTCCAATTCTGCAACTTCTTTTAATCTTTTGATTTTATGAGTTTCAATATCATTATCTACTTGATTAAATTTTTCTCTACGATACAATTCAATTTCTCTATTGATTATATTCTTTTCAATTTCCAAATCTCTCAATTCCTGAGCTTTGGTATTATTTGATTTATTTCTTCCAAACATAACGTTAGTTTTATTATTTATACAAATATACGAAATTTATCTGAGAATACCAAATGTTTTCTCAAATACTTTATTAAGTTCTAAAGTGAGCTCCCCCACCATAGTTATATTGTGGTGCATTTGAACTCCATCCTTTGGAATGATTACTAAATGGTTTGGCTGCTTGTGCGAATCTACCATATGATTGAACTGATTTAGAAGGTCCACCCATTGAATCCCAAGCAGATTCCCATTTCTCAGGCATTACACCATTTTTAAATTCTATAACTGGTGTATCTAAATCTTCCAATAATTGGGTTACCTCTTTAATTGGGAATTTGTAAAAGGTATTTACTCTAAGTGTTTTATCCACTTCTATAAAAAGTATAGAACGAGCTTTAAGTTTACATAACTTTAATCTTTTTGTTTTAGTTGCGGTTCCTTGTGAAACCTTTACATCAAAAATCTGTCCAGCGGGTACTCTATCAAAATTTATCATATCTTTTAGGGTTTTAAGTTATAACTCAAATATACAACAAATATTTGATAATTCCAAATAAAAAAGGGAAAACTTTCGCTTTCCCTTTAAATTATTGATATTCAATGTGTTATTAAACAATATCTTTCGATTCTATTAATGTATATGTAAACGATTTACCATGTATTGCACCTGATTTTCTCGTAATAACCATAAATTCTTCAAAATCAGCTGCTTTTTTGAATACTTGACATCCTTCAGACCAATTTTCAACATAAGTTGAATCTGCTCCAGCTTTGTGGATGTTGATACCAAAGATACCTTCTTGGATTTTGGTTTCATCATAGTTCATATCTCTATTAGCATCTCTATAAACCTTAACCGGCTTTTGTTGTTTAAGTGCTTCGTATTTACCTTGATGTAATCCCAATGTATGTGAACCTCTATATTGACCCGGAACTAAACGAGCAACTCCAGCTGCATTATGATATTCTTTAACTCCCTTTGTACCAGGGTCGGTTGTGTTTACCCATTCTTTGTAAATCCAATTACCACCATCTTTATATGATACTGAAATTGCATCATCAAATACGTTAGTAACCTTTGTACCGGTTGATGAATTTCTGATACCTACGATGTTTAAATCAAATCCTTTGTTAGAAGCATCTTCAAACCAAACGTATCCTTTTGATTTAACTGCTTTTTCAATTTGTTCTTTTGTGTACTTTGCCATAATTTTTTTATTCTGTTTTTATAAATATAACATTAGTACGAAATTGTTGTACTATTAGAATAACCGGTATTAATTAAGTAGTAATTTGAACTTCCACCACTTGTTGGATTATTTATTATAATTGAGGATGTTCCTATATAGGTAGGGCGTAAATCAGTAGTTGATGAATTTATTATATTATATTGTGATTGGGTAAATAATCTAACATTTGGTAAAGAATTTTCCCATATAGATTTCATCCCAACTTTTTTCATATGAATATAATAAACATCAGATACAGTTACTTCACCATCATTATTTACATCGTACTTATAATAATCTAATCCATTAAATGAATTACTAATAACTTTGTACATTATAGAATTAATATCACTGGTACTTAGTTGTGTTGTAGGTGTTGGAATATCATATTGAATATACCATTCGGTTGCTGGATTGGTTGATTGAGAAAATGAATAATATCCAGAAGAGTTAGTATAAACTGTTTGATGTAAAACCCATGGAGTAAAATCGTTAATATAATCAAATTCTATAACATAAGGTAAAGATGTATTTCCTAAATCATTCCATTTACCACCTGTAACAAATTGTGTATAATCTTCACTGGGTGAGTTATTAGGTTCTCCGGAATTCCAATTTGTGTATTGATTTAATTTATATCGATATGCATATAAGTTATATGTTCTATCAATTTCATCGGCTGTTATAGCTCTATTGAATATTTGATAATCACCTAATCTAAAATTACCATAAGCTCCAGAACCCATATTAGTAACATCACTTAATCCAAATGCGAAATATTGTCCGTTTCCCGAATACACATACGGAACATCTCTAGTAAAATTAGTACTTCCAAAATTTACATTATTTAAATATCCTTTCATTGATGCCCCATCATAAGTAATAGAAACCAAATGCCAAGCGTTTAATGTAATAGATGTACTTAATTGAGTAATTCCACTACCATTCCAAAATCCAACTCTAAGGGTATTACTTCCAGTGATTTCCATTATTGATTCATGCCAACCTGATGTAGGACTACCAACACCTAATTCCGATGATATAACTCCATTTCCGGTTGGATATATCCAAGCCATTATAGTTATTTTATTATTCGAAAATTTGGATGCTAAATTATTTGTTATTGCGTATTGATTAGTTCCATTGAATGTTAAATATTTCCCACCAGTACTTGAGTATGATGGTGTATTGTATAATGTAGAATTAATACCAGATACAATATCAGTTAGTGTGGTTCCTGATGTATAAGAAGAAACATCATAATCAGCAACCAATCCATCAGTTACTTTAGTTTCTGTCCAACGAAATCCACCAGCTGCTTCCGAATAAGTATATCCAGAAACTCTATCTTGATAATATCCAATCCAACCAGATGGCCATGTATTAAATAAGAAATTGTTCTCAGCTGAATTAGATACGGTAGCTAAGTGACCTCCCATATTTTCACAAGCAACCTTTGCATTAGTCCAAGTCATTGAACCAGTAGAACGATAGTAAGAGTGTCCGTTATAATTGGTTTGTGATGTAAACCCAGTAAGAGTTGGTGTAGTACGTTTATATAATTTTACAGCAACATTTTGAGCTGGTAATCCACCCGCATTATACATATAACCCGAATATGTAAATGTTTGAGCAAATACAATATTGGATATTATTAATAATAACAGGGTGAGATATCTTCTCATATTACATTTGGTTAATAGCACTTATTAATGATTTTTTTAATGCAGCTGAAAACGCTGATTTTTCAAATGGAATATTTTCATCTTGCAATTCAATAAATGTAGATTTTACATCAGTCTTACTTTCACCAATTCCAGTATATACTTTACCATTAATAATTAAATCAACAGTCACAATAGTAACTTTTCTTTTCTTTTCAAATGGTCCAATTGAAATACTTGTTGTAGGTGCCTCAATACTCTTAACAACAACCATTACTGATTCACCATCTTCACATATACTATATTTTTCAGATAGAATTTCTTCAGTTATTTGTTTAACACCTAATGTAAATCTTTTAGGATTTATATTTTCAATTTTAGCAAGACTCTCTACATTTTTAACAGTGTAGCATTTTTGTCCATAAGTTAATGATGTGATTAACATCAAAGATAGTAATAATAATTTTTTCATTTTATAAAAGTGCTTTAGCACCAAGTAATACTTGGTAGTTTATAGCATCACTCTTAAATTGTTGAACACCACTAAAACTGATGTTCATTTTAAATTTCTGAGTTAGCTTGTAATCAATTGCAACAAATGGAACTGCTAATAGTCCCGATTGATACCACATGCCTTCATAATAATATACAAATGGTGAATATACTGTAACAAACATCAATGTAGTACTCATTTTTTTTCCTACATCGAAATTACCAACAACTCCGCCTAAAGTTGATAAACTTTGGAATTTGGATTCACCAATATTACCAGTAGTATAATTTACTCCCAACGTTGCTGTTATTTTTTTTATTTTATACGATTCCATTATCGATGTTGTATTAAAATAATCCTTTTCAAAATTCAACATAGATGAATTTGCAACTATTGATGTTAAGTTTTTACGTCTCCAAGCTGCAAATAGTGTTATACAAGAATTATCAATTGCAGTAGTATAATTTACCAAAGCCCCTTTAGCAAATGTATTCTCAGTATTTGATGTGATAAAACTCATATTAATTTTAAGTTGTTGTGGTTCATTACCAGAAGCACTTGATATAGTAACAATATCACCAGTCATCATAATATTACCACGTTTAACAGCTGCTACTTTAGCTTTAACCTGAGATGAATTAGATGATGAAGATGATACAGCCTCTTCAGCTTTTTCTTCACCTGTTTTTTCTTCCGATTCTCCTTTTGATTTAGTTGATTGCGATGAACTACCAGATGTACCATTTTTATCATCTGATTTATTGCCGTTAGATGCGACTTTTTCATTACTCTGAACTGTACCTTGTATTGCTGAACCAGCTGCTCCACTTATAGATGAAAGTGATGACATGGTTGACATAACGCTTGTTAACACTGCTATATTATTAGCTGCAACCGTTACATTTAAATTGGTACTTTGTGCTATACCAACACCACCACAAGGGCCGGAACCTTGCGGATTACTCGCATTAACTTGATTAATCCAACTTTCTAATGCACCGGATTGTAATTGTGTTTGAGTAAAACTTTGAATTTGCCCAGAATATATTAATGATACGCTACCATTTGGGCTATTAATAAAAATATCTTTGGATTTTAAGGTACATGGGTCTGTAAATGTATATGAGAACCCTTGTCCTAACACCACCATAGTAGAGAACAAAAAACTTATTGTTATTAAAAGTTTTTTAATTTTCATCTTGCGAATCCAATGTATTAGATAAAGATACGCCATCCTCTTCATCTACCTTTTGGATTAACATTTTGTCTCTATCTTCAGAGTTGAACCAATAATCTATAACTTTATTTAAGTTACCAACAAAGGCACCTAATAAAATTAATAACATTTCTTTCCAGTCTTGTCCAATTTCTACACCAAAAAATACACCAGAGTTGATTCCAACAATAATTAAGGTAAATAACCCTAATATAATTGCGGTAATTCTCCAACGATTATTTTGCATTTGTTGCAACATAAAATAGAAACGATTTTTATCATCTACTTTAACATAATCAGATTTACCACCGAAAAATTCACTTATTTTGCCCATTATATTTAACTTTTAAATATTCCCTTTTTAATCATTTTTGAAACAACTCTAGATGCTCCAGTTTCAAGAGCTTTCTTAGTTGATATACCAATAGTTGATTGGTTAAATTTAATGTCATCAACACCATCTAATAATGATGCAGTTTTAACTGTACTTGCTTCACCCAAACCACTACCGGTAATAATTTCACCAGTTTCAGCATCAACGAATCTAACCTGTAAACCCAAACGAGTTGTTTGAGTTGTTTTTGAACCATCAGTCATTTTGATTTGTTCATCTTCGGATACTGAAAAGTCATATACCTCAATATAAACGAAGTATTTTGCTAAAATAACATTACCCTTCACTTCTATCTTATTACTTGATATACCCTTATCAGATGCCTTATCCTGTGCAATCATTTTTTGTTTAATCTCCTCACGGTCCTCAGTAAACTTAAATCTATCTGTTGACTCTAAGAATTCTAAAACAATATTAGCAACACCAAGCCCAACTCTCTTATCCTTTAACTCAGGATACATTTCGTAAAGTTCTTCGTTAATACCAATTTTTAAAACTTGAATTGGTAAAACGATATCACCATCATAGTCACCTACAACTGCAATAGATTGTTTTTTTTCAAAATCAGCTTTATATTCTTCGGTTTTAATAGTTCCAATTGTTTGTGCATTACTAACAATAGAAAATAATAAAATTGAAGAAATTATTAATATTAATTTTTTCATATTACCAAGAATCCTCTTCTTTTGGTTTAGCAGGTGCTGCAGCTGGTGCAGGTTTTTCTACAATTGTTTTTTCTTTAATAATTGTATTTGTACCACCCGATTGTTTTTGTTGATTAGTGTTATTATTTTGTAGATTGATAATTACAGGTGCAGCTGGAGCAGCTTGTTCTGTTTTAGTTTCTTCTTTATCATCTCCACCATTAAATAGAGTTGTTGTAACCCAAGTTCCACCTGCTAATACAGCAGTTGATAGAGTTCCAATAATTGTTTTCTTTAAACCTGACCAAGTTCCTTCTGATTCGGGTGCGTTTGTTTCTTCTGACATAGTATTGTTTTTTTGTTTAATTTGTTTTGAGTTGATTATAACAATTATGAGGTCACATTTGTAACCTCATATTATTATCTTAATATAATTTTTTTCGATAGGTTATTGGTAGTTTTTCTAAGAACTGCAACATAAACACCTGGAATTAAGTTACCTAAACTAACTTGGTATTGGTAATTACCTTCAGGCATATTATCATTTACTACTACCCTATATTCAATACCATTAAGACCATATACTGATAACCTAACCGGTCCAAATTCTTTAACTTCAAATTTTACGTTAACATAATCATCAGTTGGGTTAGGGAATATTTGCATACCCTCTATTTCATCAATAGTAACATTTGCCATTCTAAATACCTGTATAATACCATTTGTAGGTGTGATACTTAAATCAACACATTGATTGTTACCAGCGTATTTGTTAGTAGTCCAAAGAGGACTTGTACTCCATTGGTCTTGAGGTCTTTTTGCAATAAATTTTAAAGTTACAACATCATCACCATCTCTTAATGGTTTTATATGTGTACCACTAATATCATATCCACCCCAAGAAATTTCATTATTATTAGTATTCAAATATGTTAACCAACTTGAAGTAGCTGATTTCGATTCAATTCCTTTAAATTCCAATAGAGTATCGTTGTATTTTAATCCAAATTGTAATGAACCAACCTCAGTACCATTTGTTAATACCTTTACAGGTATATTAACTAAATTACCTTCCTGAACTGATAATGTTGGAACATTTACTTCAATTGAAGTTGTTGGAAAATCATATTCTACCCTAGCATCAATTACATTGTAAATTTGAGATGGAACGCCAGGTTGTGGTCCTACTAAAACCTCAATTGGAGTAATACGTGCCATACGATATCCCGTTCCATTTGCATCACCCGGTACTAATACATAGAATGTAACCGAATCAGGTTGTCCAGCAACAATATTAAACGTAAAGTTAGTTACACCAGGAATTGTTGATGTATAATTGGTTGTTGAGCCATTAATAGTAGTATATTCAGATTGTGTAAAGAATTTTACATTTTGAACACTATTAGGCCATGCGGTGAATCTACCAGAAATTCTACCAAATATACCATATGCATCCGATATACTTAAACCATTATCACCATTAACATCCGATGCGTAAAAATCAAATCCAGTTGGTGCTTGTGTACCTAATACATAATCTTGTACTCTTTGTGCATCTGCCGTAGATATTACATTACCAACTGATAACGTATCTCCCTGTATTTTTAATCTAACATCATAACCAGTTGTATCAATTGCAATTGCATTAAATGCAAAGTCACCATTTATATCAGTCATATCAGTTGTAACCTGAGTCCAAGCTCCACTTGGTCTAAGTTTCTTTTCTAAAGCTACAGTTAAATTCTTAGCAGCTGTTCCAGTTACGTTCTTAAATTTACCATGATAAGACATTGTTTGAGGTATAATATTACCACCAAAGTTTTGTAATGTAAGTGCGTTATCCATACCATTTTGCTTTGATGCAATTGCTGGATAAGTTACCGCTCCAAATGACATATCAGCAATAGTTGATAATGATGCAAATCCAGCTACGTGAGTTAATTTCAACTGAACAATTGGTCCATTTGGAATTTCAAAAGTAGATGAACTACCAGTATAAGTCATTGTGACAGTTACATAACCAGCAGCCGGATTATCAACATATTTTAGGTTCTGAGAAAATGTTGTATTCAATGTAGTAAGTGTGTCTACCCCAGTGAAAGCTTGTGTATCATAATAAACTCTAAACTGAAATGCTGTTATATCAGTTGTTGTATTGTTGTAAAAACATAGTCCTACATTAGTATAACCTTCAGCTACCGTACCAGCTAAATAATTTGAATCAAGTGTTATAAAAACACCAGAAGTTGTTGGCGTTGGGCAAGTTTGTGAATACCCAAAGATTGGTACTAATGATACCAGCAGTAAAAATAATAGTTTTTTCATCCGTTTTATATAATGTTTCCTATAAATATGTAGCGATTACAATTTTATCTAACTTTTTTAAATATTTATTGATAAAATATGAAACTGATTCTACTTTTAATTAATTTTTTATTTGTGTTTGATTGTTACTCACAAATTAAAATCGATGATGTTGGTGATAATTGGAAAGCAAAGGTAGCTACTTCATTATCACTAATAAAACAAGTTGACCCTAATAAATATGAATTAATTAATGATGTATGTAAACATATCACCTATTGGGATGGTGATTTTTCAACAACAGAAGATTCAGTTACCATAATGATATCCCAAAAAGATATGAGGTTTAATTCAATAAATAACATAGCAGCTATATTAGTGCATGAATCTAAACATTTATTTTATTTAAAGCATAACATAAAATTACCTCCGAATTATGAGGAAATATTAGCATATCATTATGAATTGGAATTCCTATCAAAAATACCTAATGTAGAACCTTGGTTGGTTAACAACGCACTTAAGAATATAGAATATTATGGTTTAGTTAAATAAACCAACCCCCATATTACTTTAATAAGTTATAGTATTCTTTGAAGTGTTTGATTCTATCAGCTAATCCAATAGTACCACCATTTACTCTTTTAGTTACCGATGTTACAGTAGCATCATCAAAACCTTTATCACAAATAGACCAAAGTTTATTTGAATCAAAGAAAAATGCAGCAGAAGCTAATGGATATTTAGTTGCTACCAAATCAGGATTTGCAACAGTATCTTCACCAATGAATTTAGCGAAGTTAGTATAGTTAGATTTACCAGTTAATTGAATATAACCACGTCCACGAAATTTAAATCCGTCTTTAGATGCTTCATCACCATTACCCATTCTTGATGCGTAAACTTTAGATGCAATCTTTTCAGGGTTTCTAGCATATGCAGCTGCAGTTGTTGAATTAAAGTATTTTCCGAAGATTTTTACTAATCCATCTGCTGAATAGTTAACATTCTCAGTAACGGCTTTGAATCCACCACTTTCGTGTCCACATTGTGCTAAGAAATGAGCTAATCTTAGAGGAGTTGTAATATTGAATTTAGAAGCAGTGTCTGGAATTTGAGCAATTACAGAATCAGGAACGTGTCCTTTAAGAGCTGCCAATTTAAATGAAGATGCTGGTACAGCAACAGAAGGAGTTGGAGTACTTGCACCCAATCCCATCTTTTCCCAAGTAGCATCACCAACGATACCATCAGCAGTTAATCCATTTTTTGTTTGCCAAGCTTTTACAGCTGATTCAGTACCAGCACCAAAAACTCCATCAGCGGTTAAACCTAATTTTGCTTGTAATTTTTTTACATTTTCGTTATTATCACCTTTTTTAACTAACATAGTATATTATTTTATTTAATTGTTATTTTTTAAAATGACCGGAATCTATAATTTTAAAGTCATTTCCATTTCTATCTATCATTTGGTAGTGAGCTTCTATCAACCCAAACCATTCATCTATATGATTTAATACTTGAGTTGCAGTAAAATCTGAACAACTATATAAATCAAATTGGAACATTGGTGGATTATCATTATCCCAAACGTGAATACTAGCATGCGATGTTGCTAATGTTACTGTTCCCGTTATTCCTTCGTTGCCCGGTTCGTTAACATAAACCGATGTAGGACCGGCAACTACTTTCATTCCTACTTTATTAACTAATTCACTAAACCAAACGTTTAGTATTTTTTCCGTTTGAGGTGGAGTTTTAATGCTTCCCTTTACAAGTAAATGTAAATGATTTGGTATAAACATTTTAGATATTCCTTATTGTTTTTTTGTTATTTAAATTCTATAACCTCAAATACTCTAGTTTGTATTCGTTTTGTACCATCTGTATTGGTAAGTATTATTGAGTTCTTAAATTTGGCCCAATCCAACATAAATTTGTTATCCAATACTCCATTATTTTCTTCTTTCACCAATTGGTTTAAAGCATTAATTGTGTATAAGGTATTTGATTCTTTTTTTCTATGAATAAGAATTGTATCCTCTAATGGATATGTTGGTTTATATTCGGTATTGATATTGTACGTTATGTACAATTCGGATAAATCAGTTTTGTTCTGTAAAATATAAATATAATTATAGACAATAACGTATGTCTCTCTTATATTTTGTAGAGTTTGTTGTAATCCATCTTTCGTTGTAAATGTACACAATAATTGTGTTTTCATATATTAGTTTTTATTATAAAGGGGGTTATTAATCCCATATAAATATAAAATTAAATTTCAAAGGTTATTTTATGATTTGTAAACTTCATCATTTGCTGTTTTCAATACTTTAGCAAATCGTTTATCCAATGTCATTTCAAATTTAATCTGTCCACCATACCCAACACCATCTTCTCTAACTTTAATTTCAGCCAATGGAATTATCTTTCCACCCACTTCAGCTTGATATCCTAAAAATGGAGGAGGACCTGTTTCAGCACTCAACTTTTCTTTTATCATATCGTAATCAGATGTTCCAAATATGTTTTTCATAATAGCTTTATCTAATGAATTTGAACCAATTGCCATAGATTCTTCACCATCAGAAACAGCTTTGAGTGGAAATTCAGAACGAATCTCATTTAACATACCTTCTTTCATTTTTGGATTTTCCGTAATTGCCTTTATTGCATTTGATTGGAATTCTTTATGGATTTTATCATTTTCCATAATATATTGTTTAGCTATATCATTTCCACCATCTGCTAATGTTTTAATACTTGCTAATATCACTTTAGATTTAGCTCTACTTCCTTTACCTTTAATAAGGTCATTTAATGCATCTGCAAATGTAGTTCCCTTTTCATCAAATATAGTTTTTAACTTTACAGACTCATCTGAACCACTAGCTAATAATTTTTCAATTTCTGATTTTAGGTTTGTACCAGTTTCACTTAATCTAGCTCTTTGATTTTCTTTATAAACATTTTGGTTTATGTTATCTGGTAAATCAGAATCCCATTCCATAAATTTACCAGCACCAGAATTTAAAAAGTTTACTTCAGTTGATTTTTTCAAAGAAACCTCATCTAATATCTCATCACCATTTTCAGTTTTTATCTTAATATACATATCAGTTGAGAATCCTTTGTTTTTACCATAATCTGATAATCCCAATGATTCAACATCATCTTTAGTATCCCAAGCAGTTGCAACTATTTTTGAGTTTGGGTATTCTTTTGTAATTCTATTTAAAATAGCCTGTCTATTATTTCTAGCGGATTGAATCCAACTCTTTGTTATAATACGACTTCCTTCAGTTTTTAATTTTGGATTGTTTTTTATTAACTCAGCCTCATGCGTTGATAATGAATCAGTAAATTCATTAAATTCATCAGCATTCATAGATGTACCCATCATCGTCATTAACTCACCGGCCTGTGCAGATATTTGGCCTTGTCCTCCAGGTAAATCACTATAATGTGTCCATTTTGTACCATCTCCAGTTGGTTTTGTATTCATCATTCTTTCCAATGCAGTTAAATACTTTTTAGGAAATTTAGGATTTTCAATTAATGATGCTGGTAACTTATATGGTTGAGGTGGAATCGGATTTGCTATTTTTTTATTTTTAATATCAAATTCCTCATCGCTTGGTTGAATACTTTTATTAAACTCCTCACTTTCAATTGAATTTATTTTAGTAAGTGTTTTATCTTTACCAGCTATTTCTCTCTTAGGAGATGCCATTTCTTTTTCAGCAGTATCCTTAGTTGGTTGATACGCAGGGTCATTGGGTGATAACCCAGCTCTATATGAATCACCACCCTGTCCAGCAAATACAGCAGGTTGTGGTGGTTCCGCTTCAGCAGGTGCTTCGCCAGCCTTTCCAGCTTCAACATCAGCTTTATCTTCCTTTTCTTTTTCTATATTTCTATTAGGTTGTCCTTCACCACCTAATTCATTATTTATTTTTTCTCTTTCAGGTGTTCCATCAGCAGGTAATGCTCTTTCAGCCGCTTCTCTACCAGGTTGGTCTTTAGCTAATCTAAGTAATGAACCAACTAAACCTTCTTTATCCTTACCATCTCTATCTTTGTATTTAACGGTCTTATTAAGTGCGGGTGATGAATAGTGTTTCTCTTCACTAGCTTCAGTAAGATTTTGAATAAGTTCATTTTTTATATGAGTATATCCCCACTCATCTAATATCTCAGATATAAGATAAATGTGTGATTGTTTACTCAATATAGGATAACCTTCATCGGAACGATAGGCTAACTCATGCAATAAGTCTAAAAGGAAGTCGTTTTTCTCCATAATTTCTGATTCTCTGAAACAATATTTTATATAAATATTAAAGTTTCGAGTAATCAGTTCCCCAGCTAGCATTAATGGGGAATCCACCACCTTCAGCTATCTCTTTTAACTTTTTAGCTTGAGATACATCGGAATTAGCAGGATATGAAAATAAGAATGAATCGTATGTGTATAGGGAAAGTTCTATATCGGTATCTTTGATAAATTCCAATATTTTAGCTACCCTTTCCATATTTAATTCGGTTTCGGTCGCTTGAAGTAGGTAGTTGAACAATTTTTGCGGATTGTTTCCTTCAATCCAATCTAAGGGGATTCTCCTATGTTGTGTTTGAAGATATCCAGCTTTGGTACTCTTATCCCACAACTTCTCAATGAACTCCTTAACACCCTTATAATAAGGTATTTGCTCAAACTCCTCAGGTATACCACCATATAGTAATTGGAACGTAATTCCTTTACCCTCACCATACTCACAACCATATTGGTCAGCTAACCATTGGTGTACGGATGTTTTGGGTAATTCGTAACCAATCAACTTACCAATAATACGTGGATGATACGCATCATAATCCATTTGTAGGAATATGTGGTTTGGTTTTGGGATAAACACCTCTCTCGTACCATCGGATTTGTTTAGGGCAGAGAAGTTGATTCCACCAAATCGGTTGGATGGACGGGATGTAATGGTGTATGGGTTGTATTGGGTGTAAACGATATCGTTGTGTAAATGTTTAGAAGCTTGAGGCCATCTATCAAGAAATTTTTCCCTATCGACCCGAACACCAAAATGTTCTATATCTGAAAGAAGGGGAATCATCGAATCTCCAACCCAATCATTCTCTATACCAATAGTAAAAGTAGAAGATATCACTCTAAGATACTCACCCCATTTCATAATAGGTGCTATCTTGCCCAAATTATCTCGTATACCTCTTCGGGTATAGTGAGTTATAAATGGTTGGTCCTCAAAACCTATCGGATATAATTTATTGTGTTGAAAAAATGCATCAGATTGTAAATCATTTAGGTTTTGTAAACCCAAATTACATTGAAGTAATCCCTTTTTGTTGATTACCCATTTTGCTTCCTTAGAAGTAGTCAAATCAATCGTAGGAGTCTTACAATCAATATGGTTAAATGGTACAATAAAGTCCTTATCATCAAATCTAACATATAGAAATGATAATTTGTTATGTATAGGATGCTTTTCCAAATCAGACCATATTGGAATGATTATGGATGTCTTAGTATTCCATAAATTTAAAAACTCCGTTACTTCAGTTTGTGACTCTACTATAACCATCCTACAAATATACGAAAATTATTTGAATTTACCAAATTTATTAGATATTTGTTTTATTTTAAAGATATAATTTGAAAAATAGTGCTGATGTGCTGATGTTATACTACCTTCATTAAAATTTCCATCTAATTTAGGTAGATATATGTTGGATTGAAATCCTTCAGTTCTTAAATAGTCAACTTTATCTCTGATATGGAATATATCGTTCCACAAATCAGTTCCATTTACTTTTAAACCAGTATCAGTTACCCTACCTTCATTATGTACTCTAGCATAAGTCAAAATTCGTTTTATTGAAGTGTGTGCTAATCCTAAATAATCTAAACTACCCATAACTTCCAAATCATCAACGAAATTAGAAGTTACATCAAATTTATCGATTACTTTTAGTAAAGATGAGGTTCTCATTACATATGTGTGATAAATGCACATAATATTTGCTTTACTACAATGAATTATAGATGTAAAATGCTTTGGTTCATCATAATAGTTAGTTGTCCAACTCCAAGGATGAGTCCAAGGGTGATTATTAGGAATTGTATATGCTGTCCATAAATCTCTTGTCTTTGGGGCCTCTAATGGAGTTTGAGTTTGATTTATTTGTTGTAATGTAGTATTCTCAAAGAATACAGCTGAACCATATGAGAAATCTAACTCAGTATGTTGTGTATATGTGTTTGATAAGTACTCTAATGTATCTTCTGCCAATAAATCATCATCATCCAATCGTACAATCAATTCACCATTAGCAAGTTTTACTCCAATTTTCCAAGAATTCTTAAATAAATCGTATGGAGTATTTGATGTGTGGTATAAAACATCATTTTTAGGATTTTGTGATTTAAAATCTTTATAAATGTTAAAATTAACATCAGATGCTGAATCATCAAAAATAATAACCTCCCAATTCGTATGAGATTGAAGTTGGACAGATGCCAATGCTTCTTTTAATAAATCAGGTCGGTTGTATGTACGAACTATAACACTTATTTTCACTATTGCACAATTTTATATACAAATATATGAAATTATTTTGAATTATCCAAATTATATTTAATAAATTGTATAAGATTTGGTAAATATAGTGCTATCTTTGGTAATTTAAGTGATGTTAATTTAAGTGATGATGAATTTGAAGCTTTAATCTCTTCTTTAGTTCCTGTTAATCTCCAATCTAATGAAGCAACAGTATAAAAACTATTAGAAGCGTATTTCATCATAGCACTTTGTTTAACTTCATATATAGGTGAATCAAAATCATTTGCCTTTTGTAAAAAGTATCTGGTTATATACCCTTTTTTATAATCAAAATCACTTGGTTCCGGTAAATGCGTAACTACCCTTACCGGCCTATACTCTAATGGTAATTTAATTATATTTTTATATCTATCCAAATTCATATTTTATCGCTTTGGTCTATATCCACCAGTAACTTCAGTTGTCCATACCATACCTTCGATTGTATGCTTTACAGATAACACTTGGAAAAATCCACTATTATATGCAGATGGAATTCCATTTACTTTAAATTTATCACCCCTCTTAATACCACTTATACCATGTATTGAAAATGAAAAATTAATCGGCATTAATGGAGCTGTTCCCTTTTCTTCGGTATTTTTTCCAGTTTTAAATGCTGAAAATATGGATGAGTCATTAAATGCACCTAAATAACATATATCATATAAATCCAATCCATCTAATGTACTTTGCTCAGTATGTTCAACTTTAGGATAAAATGATAATTTACCTAATATTAAATTTAAATTAGCTTCTTTAGCATCTTCCGTATCCATTGTTGGAATTTTAGGAGGTGGGTCTTTCTTTTTCATTTTAACCTTTATCATATCCGTTTTACTACTAAATAAAGCTTTTGGTATATGTTTAGTATCCCCATTTAAACTCTGACCTAGTCTACTTCCTATAATTTGGTTCATTTTTGCTCCACTAATATCCAAATCAAGACTAGCTTCCATAAAAATAGAATCAGGACCAGTTAATTGAAATGTATATGGGGTAGATGGTGTACTATTTGTTATACAATTAGTTTCAAATACTCTTAATTCTGTAGTTGTTTCATTTACAGCATGCTCTACTAATTGGAAATCCCACATACCATTTACAGCAGATGATATTCCATTTAAAATTTGATAAAGTGCATCTTTAATAAAAAAGTTTTTAGTATCCATTACACCTTTTGCAAAATCAAAATTTATATACAAATCATGCAAATATCCCCACTCTTCTGGGTTTTTAGTAATAGTATCTGCACCATTTGTTTGTTTTTGATTTAATGGACCTGAGTTTGGAAATTCTACTACTCCACCAACCCTATTATCAGTAACAGTTGCAGCGCTGATTAATGCATTTATATTAGGTAATACATCTGAAATTCCTGCTAATTTCATAGCTGGTGTACTTTTATTTGGTATAAATAATTTAGTAGAATCAATACTATACATATGTTTAAATGCAGAACATGCAGTATCTTTTGTATTTAATATAAACGAAATTATTTTAGAATCTTCACCATTTAAAGTATATCCCTCTACACCAATTGCATTAAATATTTCCATTAATGCACTAAATCTTATAAATTTTTGCTCAGATACAATTTTAGTTCCTTTTGGAAATGAAACTTTTTCACCACCAACAAGTAGTTTACTTTCAGCAAATGTAATACCAAATAAACTTTTACCATCAGTTGAATCATTAACCATCCCAGATACCTCTTCATCAAATCCTATAAAATTATTTACATCAGATAAAGAATCTTGCAAAGCTTTTACATGAGCTGTTTGTCTTGTACCAGGAAGTGAATTATAACACTTCATCCATCTTTGTTTACCAAGAGCAGCTTCACCAGCAGTTTCTATATCATTTTCACCATAAATAGGTTCGCTTGCTAATGTACCTTCATCACCATCCTTTTGAACACCAGTTTCAGATGTAACTAAATACGATGGTAACTCTGTATATCCCGTACATTTGCCACTAATAATCCATTTATCACCATCTATACTAATACTTCCACCAGTATTAAATCCTAAGTAGTTATCGTATTCATAACCTCCCGTTTTTCTTTGTGCATCAGTTTTTTGAAATGATTGAAATGATGATACAGTTGCCGCATTTAATCCAACCAATCCACCAACTCCAGCAGCAGTGTTCCAACCCCATTCAATGAATATGGAATAACCCGGTTCTAAGAAATATTTAGATAATTCCTCCATTTGCGATTTACTAAAACAAGTAATTGAAAATGTTGCTTTTCTAGAAAGATTTCCTGCACCTTCATCAATTTCTAATGAAGTTACAATAGCAGCAGGTCTTTGAGGTCCACTACTACCACCACCAACAGCAGATTTACCATCCCAACGAGTTCCAATAATACCAGATGAATTAGAGCTACCATAAATACCAGCAGCATCAAATAGTTTTACATTTGGATTTGAATACATTGTTAAACCCGGACTTGCTCCAGATGTTAATCTAACCCACGCGTTTAAACCTGATACTTTAAATGAATTACCCTTTCTACCATCTAACTTGGATGTAATTCCACTTTTTATTTGAGAGAAATTTGGAAATGTTGACATAACTTATTGATTAAAATTGTTGCTTATCTCTATATAATTTGTAGGTATTCTTAATACAGTTCCATCTTGAATTCCAAATGGTGCATCATGTATATTATTAGCAGATGCAATTATCCACCAAAGTGATGCATCTTCATAGTATTGATATGCTAGAGTATCAAATCTATCATCTGATTCAGTAACTACATAGATATCAGTATCACTTAATGGAATATCAGGGTATATCTTTGAACGATATACTCGTCTACCATCATTAGTATTTCTGATTTCTGTATTTTCGTATCTACTTGCCATATACTTTTATTTTATTTATATGCATATTTTGATTTGTTATAAGTTGTTGATTTACTTTCAATTAGTGTCATACTAATAGCAACATCAACTATCATTGGCAATACCATACCTTTTTTAATTTCCCAAGGATAATTATCATCAATTGTATATGATAATGAATCTATAAATGCCTCTTTACCTTTATATAAGTTACCCACTGTAAAATACATTAAAGGTGGTGTAACAGATAACCCAGAATATGCAGTTGGATAAGTCATACCAGTCAACGCATCTAATTTTTTCCAAGCAATTGTATGTTCAGCTTCATTTAAAGAAAATACTTTAAAATTAAAACTAACACTACGTTCAATTCCAGTATATGTATAATAATTAAATGGTGAACCTATAAATTTATTAGAATCCCAACTTGGTGACATTGTTTCAGTTAATGCGGTAATTGTACCTCTAAATTGAACAAGCTTTTTATCAGCTACTGATTGAAATCTTAAAGCAACAAAATCAGCATCTTCATTTTTTGCATTTACATCCAATTCATTTATTATATCCCTATTGGTGTACATACCACGCTTATCAGTTTCTAAAAATGTAGTCTTATCCCACTTAGATTGTTTTTTAGATTCTGAGAATTTTTTTATTTTATCAGGTTCTTTTGAGAATATAATTGGTTTGAATTCTAATTCCTGCTTATATGATAAATCATTTCTATCTTTAGGTGTATCTCCTTCTGGAAATATTGTTTTAGTATAAGATGCACCTTTTGCATCAAGCTGTCCATTTTCAGGTTTAGTTGATGGAGTTGCATCTTTATCAAATCCATAATTAGTTGAAACAACTCCAAAAAAATCAGTACTGGTTTTAGTAAATCCAGTAACACTACCCTTTACAATTACAGTTCCTTCTGTTTTTAATCCAGTACGTTCCGAACCTCCAAATAGTTTATTTCTAAGCGCATCTTTACCAAGTTTTATAGCGGCTCCTAATGCTTGTTTACCAATAGTTTTTAAATTACCACCACCTAAACCTTTTAGTAACTTACCTAATAATGAACCTTCGGCTGATTTTTTAATTGCAGCTAAATCATTCATTCTATCTTGAACCAATCCTAAATTTATTTTTTCAGTACCAAGCGTTCCACCTGCCATCAATTTACCAACTACATAAGTTGGAGTTGCTCCTATTGGAATACCTAATTTAGAATTTACACTATCTCTTAATTTTGAAACCTTTCCACCAATCTTACCGCTATCACTCAATTCACCCGATGTAGCTGATTTCATAGCATCCAACATTGGTGTAGTTCTTAGTGTAATTCTCGTTAGTTCATTACCATATATTACAGGTGTTGATAATCCTCTGATTATACGAACTCCTGTCAACTCTTCTTCTAATAAAGTTTCACTTCTTCTTACACCAATTACTTTTCTTAATAATCTTGCAGCTGCAAATCCAGTATTATTTACTAATAAATCAGTAGTAGATATCCTAATATCTTTACTATTTCGTACATCATAAGCAACGGCAGCAGTTTTACCATCCTGAGATGCTAATTGTTTACTTTTAAATAATTCTTCTAATGTTTGTGCCATATTATATTGCGTATGAATTACTTCCTACCTTATTTACCACTCTACCAATTGCGGCTGATACTTTTGTTCCATCCATATAAACACCAACCTTACCAGAACTAAGGTCAGCTCTTAAACCTTTAATTTCATCTAATAATGCGGTATCACCACCTTCAGCACCGGCTCCTTCTCCACCACCCATTCCTAACATTGAACCAACACCAACTGCTATTGCTCCAACAGCAGCTACAGCCATTAAACCAGGCAATGCAGCTATACCAGCTACACCTACTAAAGTCAATGCTCCAGCTAATCCTACTAACGCAAGAGATAGAGCGGCTATTGGTGCAATGTATTGGAACATTTCTCCAATAACACTACCAACCGTTGACATTGCCGTTATAACACTTGTCAATCCACCACCTAATGTAGCTAGTGAAGTAGTTATTAAACTTAATCCAGTACCAACCAACATTATACCAGCTCCCACAAGAAGTAAACCAGGTGCGGCAATTAAACCGGCTAATCCGAATCCCATCAATGCTAACGATAATGTACCTAATGAAAGTGATAACATAGCAATCGGTCCAGCATATTCAAACATTCCACTCAATACACTTCCTATTTGTGGAAGTATTCCTAACACACTTCCTAATCCACCACTTAATGTAGTAAGTGCAGTTGATATTAGTGTTAATCCAGCACCAACCATCATTATACCAGCTCCCACAAGAAGTAAACCAGGTGCGGCTATTAAACCAGCCATACCAAATCCTATCAATGCGAATGATAGTACCCCCAATGAAAGTGATAACATAGCCATTGGTCCTACAAATGCGAATATACCAGCCAATACATCTCCGATTTGTGATATTGATGATATTACACTTCCCATAGAACCACCAATTGCGTTAAATCCAGCTGCGGCAACTAATAAACCAGCACCCAATGTCATCATTGCAATTCCTAATCCAGCTAATGCTAATAAACCAGCTCCAAATATAAATGCTCCTGCACCAGTCATCATTAATGAACCTAATGCGAATGCAGCTGCTCCAAATATTACTAAACCAGCTCCAGCTGCTATTACTGAACCAATGTCCAATCCACTTATTAAACTCATTGCGTATGCAAATGGTACTAATGCTAATCCTAATATTGCTACTGCCAATGCTCCTTTTATCATATCACCTTGTGCTTTTCCTAATACATAAGCAATTGCGGCCAAACCAGCTACCCCAACTAAACCCTTTCCAACATCTTCCCACTTAACAGTTGCAAATTCTTGGAATGCTTTAGCTGCTACATATAATGCGGCTGCCATAATTAACATAGCTGCGGCTCCTTTAATTAAATCATTTGCCTTAATACCCTTACCCATTTTACCCATCTTATCCCCAGCATCGGTATCCGGTGTTTTTATACTTTTTGCTTTATCACCAACACCAGCTAAAAGTTTATCTTTAGCTCCACCAGCAACAGCATCAGTAGCACCCCCACCAAATAAACCAGCTACTTTTTGTGCACCCATCTTAACTAAGTTCTTTAAGAAATCAGCTGATTTAGTAACTATACCACCCATATCGATGCCCAATGATTTAAACCCTTGGCCAAGTTGACCACTCATTGTAATCATCCCACCAAGCCCCTCTAATCCAGTACCTAAATATTTATTTAATCCCATGTTAAGGGTTTCCCCCATAGCACTAAACGTTTCATTTACAGCAGCACCCATTGTATTGGCATTCTCTTGGTTTGTAGCCATTTTTTCCAATTCTGCAACCGAAACTCCTAATAAATCAGCGGATGCTTTCTTTTGGAAGTAATCCATTTTGTTGAATGCTTCAATACCACCTAATGCACTTAAGGTTTCATTCATTGCACCTTGCATATCACCTTCATATGCTAATGCTCTAGCTCTATCTAAGTTGATATCTTTACCAAGCATTGCACCTAATTCTAATTCCTTAGTAATAGATGATTCGAAATCCAATAGGTTATCAGCAACACCACTAATGGTACTCATATTTACACCTAATTTCTTAGCGTATCCTGCTGCTTGTAATATATTTTTACCACCATCTTTTCCAAATAATGCAAACTCTTCAGCTGAACCAGCTAAATCTGCCATTAAATCGGCAGGTATAATTCCATTTTGGTTTGCAAACTCCTGAGTGGTTTTAATCATATTTGCTGCTATTTCGGTTGAACCACCATTCAACCTTGCAAATGAACCCATTAATCCAACTGCTTCGGTATTTGTTATACCCATATTAGCAGCTATTAACCCAACATTAGCTTGTGTTTGGAATGTTGCAGCAGATACATCTCCGAATTCAGATGCTAATGATTTTACAGTACTAGCAGTATCTTCAAATATAAATCCTAATGCAGTTGCGGATGTAGTTGAAGAGTTCAATCCTTGTGAGAATGATTGCCCCAACTCTTTATTCATATCACCAAATTTATTGGCGAACGCACCAGTTGCAATTACTAATGCTCCAATAGCTGCTTGAGGTCTTAGTAAAAATGTTGTTAAGGTTGAACCTAATGCTCCTATTTTTTTCTTTATAGCATCAAACGCAGTTGCCTGTTCTTCTAATATATCTTTTTGTTCTTGTGTTAGAGATGCCATATCCCTTGCAGCTACAACCTGAGATTCAATGGATGCTTCTATTTGCCCTTGAATACTTAGAAATTGTTTAGCTACATTAGTTCTCTTATCCAATGCATTAACTTGCTCTTGAATTTGGTCACTAATTGAATTTAATTTATCTTCTAATTCAGCTTTTTGAACAATATCATCAGCGGTTAGTTGAGCTAACTCTTTTGCTATCGATGATTGTTCGTTATATTGTGATAATATATCAGTTACAATATCAGATGATGTTTTATTTCTTTCAGAAATTTCACTACCTCTTGCTAATTGGTCTGATACACTAGTTGCTATATCTCTTTGTAATATCGCTTGAGTTCGCATTTCATTAGAAACAGCTGAGTATATTGTACCCAACGATTTAGCTTCTTGCTCTAATGTAACAGCACCCTGTACTGTTTTATTTTGATTATCAACAAATGTCTTTAAAGTACCTACTATTCCCTCTAATCTACTTTTTAATTTAATATAAGTTTCATCCAACTTAGCGGCATCTTTTCCCTGCTCAAGCTGAATTTGCTTAATTTGTTTTAGTATCTCAACTCTTTCTTTAAGTAGACTGTTGCTATCTGCCATAATTTATTATAAATCCTTAAGAATTTTCTCTAACTCTTTGATTTCTTTTTCAATGGTTGTTAATCTGGCAGTAACGTGAGTAGGAACTCCTTTCTTTTTGGCTTGTTGTATAAACCTGTCTTGAGTACCCTTTTGAAGGTCATCTAAAAAACGATTTATGAATCCAACAATTGAACCTTCGTTTAAATTTTTCTTTCCCATAATAATTTATGTTATTCGTACTCCTATAAATATAAAGATAAAAAAAAGTGAGGATTATCTTTTAATCCTCACTTTCGATTGTTGTTGTGCTTTTTTATGTTCTTCGGATTCTTTCTTTTTTAACTCAATTAATTTGTTAAAATAGAATTTTCTCCATTGTGATGGCATGAAATACACATCATTCCAGCTGAATCCATTACCATAATTAACCAACTCCCAAATTTGAGTATGGAGTTGAATACTATAATCACTCGGTAGGGTAAAAAAAGTTTATCCCAAATGGGATATCTAGCGCCTCCGTTTCGCCTGTTACATCTGATGTGAAATCAAATTTTAAATCCATATCCGGACTTAACTCCTTAACATATTTTCTAAATGCCTTAGTATCCAATGCAAGGAATCCATTTTGAATCCAGCTTGTAACAAACCCTTTATCTTCATTTCCATCAACAGATTGTATCATATATTTCAAACGAGTAGTAACATCAAATGTTTTTTCTCCCTTTCCTTTATATAATCTTTCTAATGCTTGAATTTCTTTTGTAATTTCAGTTTCATCACCGTGTGTTAGTAATTTAAATACCAACTCTTTACCTGATTTTGGTAATTTGAATTTATATCTATTTTCACCATTTAATAGAGATTCATTAACATCTTTAGTTTTCACCTTAGATAAATCAATTGTTACTGATTGTTTTTCCAATGTAAATGGGTCAGTAATTTCAACAGTATAATCAGCCCCATAACCTAATACTCTTGTTGCCATTAAAATTGCGTTTTTATCTCCAATAAATACATCGTTGATATTAACACCTTCTTCAACAACAATAGATTCGAATAATTTATCCAATACCACACCTTTTTTAATTAAAGTTTGTGATGCAAGGATATCTTCTTCTCTAGCTGTCATGTATTTGATTTCAATGTTACCCTTTCTTAATGGGTGTTTTTCGGGATACACTAACCCCTTTGATGGTAAATCAATAATTTCCGTTGGGAAATCGAATTTAGTATTGCTCATAATTAACCTTTATTTGTTTGTATATAAATATATACTTTTTGAAAAATTAAAAAAAAAGAGAGATTCTTAATAAAAGAACCTCTCTAATTAATGTAATTATTGATTTTTATTTTAGAATTCTAAAATTGCGTAATCATAAGCCAATGTCAATTCGATATCAGCTGCATCGTTTGAATCAAATGATAAATCTCCGAAGTTAGCAGATACAATAAATGCTCCTTTTAACTTCCATTGTTCGATTTTATCACCAACAGGCCCTAGCATATAGAAATCGATGTCCTTTTTATAGAAATCGGCGTAACCTTTTCTACCAGTTAACGATTCATATCCTAAACGAACCCATTCCATTACTTGTTGTGCTCCAGATGGAACGATTGGGTCATACAATGTTATTGTAATGTCCTGCCATTCTCCCTTACCTTGCAATTTGCGATAAGTGTTGATATGGTCTAGTTTAACCGGTTCGAAAGTGATAGATGGTCTAGCCGCTGATTTTATTAAGTAAGATTGAATTCCGTCAATCTCCATAATATAGCGGTTCTTCATCTTCGGTTCGAAGTTGGTAAACATCATTTGTGAAAATTCTAATACTTCTGCCATGTTTTATCTCCTATTATACTAATAAATATTAGTTATTTTTTTATTTGTTAATTTATGCTGAGAAACTTGCTCCAGTAGGTAAGATATTGAAATCAATTACAATAAATTCAGCAGTTTTTGCTGGTTGTAAGAATATCTGTCCTGCTAAAATGTTTCTATCTACTACATCAGGTGTGTTGTTAGATTCATCCATAACTACTTTGAATGCGTATAAACCTTGTCTTTGTTGAATTCCTTCTAAGTAAGGTTGTACAGTGTTGATAAATCTACCACGAGTTGCTGCGGTATTTTGTTCGAACACTAAGAATCTAGAAGTAGATGCGATATACTTTTTAACGGTAATCAATAATCTTCTTACGTTGATTCTATCCAATGCTGATGCTTTATCTTGCAACGTTTTTTGTCCAAATGCTACAATACCTTGCCCAGGGAAAGAAGCGATTGGGTTTACTTTGTTTTCATATAAAGTATCTCTTTCAGAATGTGTTAATCTATTAAGAACTGAAACAGCTCCTACGATTCCTCCTCTATTCAAACCAGCAGGTGCGAACCATTCAGCCGCAATAGCGTCATTTGATGCGTACACAGCAGGTAACAATACTGATGGTGGAACACTTATTAATTTGTTAGTGTTTGAATCAACCATCTTAACCCAAGGGTAGTAAGTACCAGCGTAGTTTGAATCAACTGCTGCTGCCTGAGTAGTAGCTTGTGCTATTGTATCAGGTGCTGCGTTAAAATCAGCGATGTAGAAACAATCTTGTCTAGCTTCAACCATATCAATTACTTTAGTAGTAACCGGAGTGTGTAATCTTCTAATAACACCCGGAGTTACAACCATATTGATATCATATTCATCAGCGTTTGAAATTGCGTTGATTGCTTTAGAGTATGCCTCATATCCACTAGCTACAGAAGTTGATAAATCAAATCCCTGTGAGTTAGCTGCCGATATAGCCGTTCCTAAGTTAATTGGAGTTGCTGGAGATTGTCCGTTAAATCCACCTTGGAAACCTAATATAAATTGTCTCTTAGCCATATCAGTTGAATCAGAACCACTCATTACATAAGTAAGTTGAGAATCAAATCCGAAATCTACGTTTGCTCCAATTTTAGTAGTTGGTAATGGTGCCAAATAATTAGCGTTATCTAATTTAATACCAATTGTTTCGAAATCAAAACCAGCAAAATAAATTGGTGAACCAGCAGTATTATCTACTGAACCAGTTTGGAAAACAACAGCAGGTATCCATTCGGCCTGTGTTGTTGTTGTTGTTTCAATTGGATTAGTATAAGCTCCATGTCCAAATGGTGCTGCTGATACAGGGTATGAACCTTGCTCTTTAACTTCTACTCTAATATATTTTGAGTTATTCAACCAATCACCATATTCAGTAATTTTACCAGTTGAATCAATTGTCATAAATCTATCACCAATTACTCTAGCTATAAAGTTAGGAGATGCAGGGTCTAAGTTTACGTTGTTAAATGTTTCTAATACTGATTTTCTCTTATCAGTATCATTGTATGCTCTTACAGATACAGAGAATGTAGAGTAATCAGTTGCTCCATCTTCACCAGCTGCTTTCACATTAGAAATACCGATTTTAAATCTTGTGTTTTCGTTGTTACCATATCCTAATGTATGGAAACGGAATAATTCATATCTCTCACCAGAAATAAGTTGTGATTTTACATAAGGAGTTTGTGCAGGAGATGCTCCAGCTTGCGAAGGTGCTCCTAATCCTAAATCAGTACCACCAAATACTTGAGATGGTAATGCAATTGCTACAACTGCTCCAGCAGGATTGCTTGTATTGTAATTAAATGCAGATGCTTCATTTTCAAAGTATGAATAAACATATCCATCTTTTGAACCAAATGGTGATTCACCAAATACATCACTTACATCATTAGTTGCCGATGGAACTAAAGATGATGATACAAAACCAATACCAGAACCAGAAACTACAAATGAACCAGATATAGTTAATGATGGTGTTACAGTAAATGGACCAAATCCTACTTCAGCATCACCATTGTTGGTTGAGTGAATAGTAGAGATTAATTTCTTACCAGCAGAACCACTAGCAACTAAACCAATTGGTGTAGCTTGTGTATATCCTCCGGTATCCATTACCCTTACAACAGTCACAGTACCTGCTTCTCTTAAATAGTTTTGAACCGCATACTCTGTGTAGTATGTTCCATCAGGTGTTCCGAAAATGTTTTCGAATTCTGATTGTGTTCTTACGATTGTGGGAACAAACGCAGGTCCTTGTTTGAAAGGTCCTATAAACGCTGCTCCAATTTCTCCGATACCCTGAGCCAAGAACGATAAATCGTTTTCTCTTGTGAATACTCCGGGTGATACAATTCTTTCTGCCATATTTTATTTCTCCAATAAGTTTAGTTTGATTATAATATCAAATACACATATAAATATAAAGAAAAATCCCAAAACATAAATTTTGGTTGTATGATTGGGAGTTTTTCTTCTTTTATATAAATATCAATTATTTTATCAAAGATTTAATCATTTCTTTTAATTCATCAATTTGTTTTTGCTGAGAATTGATTATTTCGGTTTGTTCTTTAATACCTTCAACTAAAAGAGGAACTACTTTAGCGTAGTTTACAGTTAAGTAATCTTCTCCAGATTTGGAACCTACAATATTATTATTTTTATCAGTTTCCGTATCAAATGGTGCTAATGTCACAATTTCAGGTAAAACTTCTTGTACTTCTTGTGCTGATAAACCTAATTGTCTTTTTTCGTTTTTGTATCCGAATGATTTTGCTAAATCATTTTCAACATAATAGAATCCATTCAATTTAGAGATTTTATCTAAAGCGTTTTCAATAGAACCAACTTTAGTTTTTAATCTTTCATCAGAGTAGTATGCAATAA